TACTGCAACCGATACCACAGTCTTAGCAATCGCTGAGTCAGGCTCAGCCACAGCAAGCACTATTGTGGCAACCTCACAGGCTGCCGCAGATGCTCTGGATAAACTCTACGAGGATTCAACCACGGCTCTGTCTAACGCTTCTGCCGCTACTACTACAGACTTCATGGCTACATCTTCTGCTGCTTTAGCAAGCCTTAAAGACATCTTAAATGCACAGGCAAATGATTACGCGGCAGCAGCGGCAGCGGCAAGCGCACAGGCCGCCGCAGATGCAGCAGACAGAGCTGGAGCAGGAACTGCTGGAGGCGGAGTAAACATTACTGTGAACACAGGCGTGGGAGATCCTAACGCTATCGCAGAGGCTATTCAGCAAGTCTTGATAGACGCTGGCAAGCGTGGCACTCTTGATGTATTGGGCATTGATTAATGCCTTGGTTACCAGAGTGGCGTGTGACAGTCAATGATGATGTCTACACCAATGTCACAAGCGTATCTTTTGCATCTGGTCGTTTAGACATCGACCGCCAGCCTACCGCTGGCTACTGCCGAGTACAGATCATCAATACAGATGGCTCACCTTTCACCATCAATGTCTCTGAGTCAATCACTTTAGAGCTTAAAGATTCATCTGGCACTTATGTAACTGTATTCGGTGGCGAGGTCTCAGACTTCTCCATTGGTGTCAGAAGCCCAGAGGAGACTGGCTTCATCACAGTCGGCACTCTATTGGGCGTAGGAAGCCTTGCAAGGCTCACCAAGGCTGTATATAACACAGCCCTAGCAGAAGGCTTAGACGGGGCACAGATCGCCGCTATTCTAGGCAATGCCCTATCCCTGCCATGGTCACAGGTAACACCAACACAGACATGGGCAACCTACCCTGCAACTACCACATGGGCTGAGGCAGAGACTAGCGTGGGCACGATTGACTCAGGCTTTTACACCATGATTGCCCTTGCAGCTTCACCTTCTGCTAAGTCCAACACTCTTGCAGACCAGATTGCCAATAGCGCACTAGGTCAAATCTTTGAGACCAAGAATGGCAATGTCGATTATGCCGATGCTGACCATCGCTCTAACTACCTAGTGGCAAATGGCTACACTAATCTTGATGCTAACTACGCATCACCTAGCACCATCCGCTCAACTACCCAAACTGCTCGCATCCGTAACAGCCTGATCTATCGTTACTCCACAGGCTTTGCATCAACCTACACTGCATCTAATAGCGACTCTATAGTCTCTTATGGGCTTTACGAGCGCTCTTATGATTCTAACATCAAAGAATTAACAGACATCACTAACATCGCCACTAGAGAGTTGAGCCTACGCGCTACACCTAGAGGCTCACTAGAGACCATTACCTTTAGACTTGACAATCCAGATATGCCTAGCGCGTTGCTGGACAACCTCATCAACGCTTTCTTTGGTCAGCCTGTCCTTGTGCAGAACTTGCCTTCTAATATGTTAGATGGTTCATTCGGTGGCTTTGTGGAAAACATAGTCATGAACGCTACCCCTACTTTTGTAGATCTAACCCTCTATATTTCTGCCACACCATTCTCGTTGAGTTTATTACAATGGCAGACAATTACACCTGTTGACCTAACTTGGGCAGAGGTAAATGGTACACTTACTTGGACTAACGCGATCGGAGCTTTAACCTAATGGCAACTACAACTACTAACTTTGGGTTCGACATCCCACAGAGTTCAGACCTAGTTAAGGATGGCGCGACCGCGATCGCAGAGCTTGGTCAGGACATCGATACCAAGTTCGCAGGTCTGACAGTCAATGCCCAGACTGGCACTACCTATACAGCAGTCAAGGCAGATGGACTCAACGCTATTGTCACCATGGACAATGCCTCAGCCAATACCTTTTACATTCCAACAGATGCTACATACGCTTTCCCTACTGGCACTACTTTAATTGTGTACATGAAGGGCGTGGGAGTTACAACCATTACTGCAACAACCCCCGGAACTACCACAGTAGTTAGCGCAGGTGCAGTCATTGGCTCACCTGTCCTTGCTCGTTACAAGTCAGCAGCTTGCATCAAGATCGCTGCTAACTCATGGATCGTAGTAGGTGCAGTTGCCTAATGCTCAATTCATTAGTTGGGATTATTGCCTCTAGTGGTGGGGCAGCAGGTGGGGCTTACGAGTCCATTGCATCTACAACAGTCGGTGCAGGTGGCGCAGCGAATGTAACATTTTCAAGCATTCCTTCAACCTACCAACATTTACAAGTTCGATACTCATTGAGAACAGTTTCAGCCAACCTTGATGATGAAATCTATGTGACAATTAATGGAAATGGCTCAAGCAACGCAAATCACCTTTTGACTGGCAACGGCGGTAATGTTACTGCGGAAGGCTTAAATTATTCAAGTGTAATTTACATTGGAAAAACAGTTGGTGGTGGCTCCACATCAAACATTTTTGGTGCAGGGATTATTGACATTCACGATTATGCCAACACGACTCGTAATAAAACAATAAGAGTTTTCAATGGTATGGATACAAATAGCACTACTGGCTATGTCAATTTAGGTAGTGGATTTAATTTTACAAATCAAAACGCTATTACTTCTTTTGCCATCCGCAGTAACTCTAATTGGGCTCAAAACACAGTAGTGTCACTATACGGAATCAAGGGAGCGTAAATGCCAGCAACATATGAGCCAATCGCTACCACTACTTTAGGCACAGCAGGAAGCACAATTACTTTTAGCTCTATTCCTGCCACCTATACAGATTTAAGATTAGTGCTTGTCTATAAAGTAAGCACCACTAGCAGTGTACCAATTGTGCAATTTAACAATGACACGAGTGCTCTTTACTCTCGAACATATATCAATGGCAACGGGGTTTCTGCTTCTAGTGCTCGCTCTACTGGTTCCAATGATGTCAATTTAGCATTTCAGGTCAATACTTCAATACCTCAAATGGTCACAATTGATGTTATGTCTTATGCAGGTTCAACAAATAAAAGTTTCTTGATTACAACTAATGAAGATAAAAATGGATCAGGCTCAGTAAACAGAATGGTGGGCTTGTACAGAAGCACAACTGCAATCAGCACCCTTAATCTAGGCATTGCTTTTGGTGGTAACTATTCCATCGGCACTACAGCCACACTCTACGGAATACTAAAGGCGTAAAATGGCGAATACATACACACTCATAGCAAGCAATGTGCTGAGCAGTTCTGCTGCAAGCGTTACCTTTTCTGCTATTCCTGCAACTTATACTGACTTGGTTGTCCGTTGGACAGGGCGCACAGATACTGCTGCTGCAACTCCATCAGTTTATCTGCAATTCAATGGAGATACTGGAACTAATTATTCCTATGTTGCTTTAGAAGGCACAGGATCAGCAGCATCATCTTACTTGGTTGGAACTAACACCTTTGTACACATTGGGCGCGAGTCTGGTTCTACTGCTACTGCATCAACATTTGGCTCAGGCGAAGTTTACATCCCTTCTTATACAGCATCACAGAATAAACCAGTAGGTGCGATTGGTATGGGCGAGACAAATGCAACAGCAGCGATTATGGATGCAACCGCTGGACTGTGGCGTAACACAGCAGCAATCACTTCTGTAACTTTATACCCAGCAGCATCGGGTAACTTTGTTTCAGGTTCATCTTTTTATCTATACGGCATCAAGAACTCATAAGGAGCAACAATGACAACAGCAATCGAAGTAAACTGTGCAACAGGTGAGGTCATCGAGCGTCCATTGACAGCCGATGAAATTGCAGCCAATGAAGCAGCGGCAGCACAGGCAGAAGCAGATCGTGTAGCAGCAGAAGCAGAGGCAGCAGCTAAGGCTGAGGCTAAGGCTGCACTACTGGAAAAGCTAGGCATTACAGAAGATGAAGCGAAGCTGCTACTTGGATGAAGGTAAAGCTTTCTAAGGCTGCGATCCAGTTAAGGGAGCAGATCGATGACTCATTCCCAGATCGTGACCGCACATCGGATGGTTGGATCGGTGATACCCGACACGCTCATCGCAAGTCGGATCATGTGCCTGATGCTGAAGGTTGGGTTCGTGCCCTTGACCTCGACCGTGACCTGTTTAAGGGATCGCGACCAGACATCATGCCAGATCTTGCAGATCAGCTTCGTGTCGCTTGCAAGTCTAAGCAAGAAAAGCGTATTAGTTACCTTATATTCGATGGGTCGATCTGCTCACCCATCCTCAATTGGAAGTGGCGCAAGTACACAGGGGCTAACAAACACACCAAGCACATGCATGTCTCGTTTAAGAAAGCGGCTGACAATGATGGTGCTTTTTATCAAATACCTATGTTAGGCGGAGAATAATGAAGATCAAGCACCCTGCATACTTAGCTGCTGGAGCATTCTTAGCGGCATGGGCATCATCTAACTTTGAGGCAGATTACCGCGCAATCCTATGGGCTGTGCTATCTGGCGTATTCGGATACGCGAGCCCTAAAAAGTGACACAATCAGATTTCTTCACACTCTACATAGCAACCCTAGGCATCGTTGGTGGGTTATCTGGCTATGTAATCACACATCTATTGTCAGAGATTAAGCGACTCAACACGCGGGTCGATGAGATCTATAACATCTTGCTCGACAGGTAGCATTGTGCTATGGCAAGAAAACCTACTAAGGCATTAGAGGATCAAGGTTACTCCAAGCTCGATGCTTACTGCATTGGGCTTCATGAGTATTACAAGTCATTGCGTAAGGCTGGCTTTAGTGAAGGTCTAGCCCTGTTCATGATTACCGATGTTCCATCCTATCCTCGCTGGATCTTGCCAGACCCAATCGAACCAGAGAAGCTGGGCGATTACGAGGATGATGAGGATGACGATTAAGCGAATAGTCGTAGTCTCGGACTTACAAGTCCCTTACCATGACAGGGTTGCAACCCGTAACCTTGCTAGTTTCATCAAGAAGTTTAAGCCAGACCAAGTAGTCACCATTGGTGATGAGATCGACCTACCACAGATCAGCAAATGGGAAGAAGGGCGCATGGGCTCTTATGCCCAGACCCTAGACGATGACCGCAACGAGGCAGTAGATCTACTCTGGGAGTTAGGCGTTACAGACTGCATTCGCAGTAATCACACAGACCGCCTATATAACATCATCATGGCTAAAGTCCCTGCCTTCGGGGCATTGCCAGAGCTACGCTTTGAGAAGTTTATGCGCTTTGATGAGTTAGGCATTACCTTCCACAAGAACCCTATGCCTATTGCACCTAACTGGATTGCAGTCCATGGAGACCACACACCCATCAAACCACAGGGGGGCTTATCAGCCCTAGAAGCGGCTCGTAGGCATGGAAAGAATGTCATCTCAGGACATACTCACAGAGCAGGGCGATCAGCCTTCTCAGAGGCCTCTGGTGGCCGTATAGGGCGTGTTCTGCATGGTGTCGAGGTAGGCAATCTTATGGACTTTAAGCAAGCTGCTTACACCAAGGGTGTAGCCAATTGGCAGCAAGCCTTCGCTATTGTCTATGTCAACAAGGCTAAAGTGCAGGTGGATCTTATTAACATTGAGAAGGATGGCACATTCATTGTGTCTGGAAAGTCATACGGCAGACCTAGATAATCGTTATCATTTCGTTATCTAAATGTGCTTGATTAGTCAGGCAGTTATGTCACACTAAGTCTGTAAGGGAAACTCCCGAGCAGATAGGGCTAACATGAGTAATCTAGATAAGCTGTTTATTATCAGCATTATTGGCATATTTATAGGCTTTGCTATTGTCATCTTTGATGTACAGCGCACAGCTTATGACAAGGGCGTACGCGATGGCTATCACCGAGGTCGCAGCATCAAGGGGCAGGAATGAAAGCGAATGAAATCCTCCTCACAGCAACAGACACAATCCGTGACCGTGGCTTATCGTATGGTCACCCTGCGGATAACCTGCAACACACAGCAATGCTCCTCAGTGCATACTTACAGACACCGATACATGACTATCAAGTCGCAGGGATTATGGTGCTCGTTAAGCTTGCAAGGACTAATCAATCCGCACAACACATTGACAACTGGATCGACCTATGCAGTTACGGCGCAATAGGCGGCATGCTAGCCACAGAGGAGAACGACCTATATGTTTAATTTAGCAGACTATGAGCCAGTGGAGGTTCGACTTGAAAAGTTTATTAAGGACTATCCAGCATTCCGCATTGCGACAGAGCTTGAAGTGGTCGAGGCAACTCGATACATTGTTAAGGCTTATCTATTTAAGGATGCTAGCGATGGCGTTGCATGGGCAACAGGGTACGCTGAGGAAACAGTTACTACACGCGGGGTTAATCAGACTTCAGCA